ATGCATTGAACTATTAAAATAATGTTACTAATACGATACTGTAAAGCAGATGGCAACCACGATTTCACTATATATTTTGTGATTTCGTGGTTGTTACTACTGTTTCCAGCAAATCTGATAAAAATACGGTGATTCCAGAATTACTGATTCTCAGAAATGTCCACAACCAGCGTAAATATTGGATTGCAATAAAAGAAAATCTTTTCAGGGACCGTGCATATTCTCCATAGTTCTCTCCTCCAAAAGCAACCAGTATACAGTGGGGATTATCTACAAATGATCCTGGAATGGGTGCAGCTGTTTTTTACTATCCCGTTACCTTCAATCCTTTTATTGCTTTAGCCGGAGCAATAGAATTAGGGGTAAATAACTATGCAAACGATGCCGTCGTTAATAAACTGGGAACGACATCATGTACAATAGACAGCACACCTTCTGCATATACAAGCCCTTACAGAGTTGTCGTCATTGGCCGGAATTAGACAGTGGGGATTGTACGCCAAAAAAACTACTGCTGTAGAGAAAATTGTATTGCCCGTTACGTCAACTTTTTTATGTGGAAGTGTGACCGATGGAGGCAATGGCAATAACTCATACGGGCTCGATTGGAGTTTGAATGTCTATGGTCCATCCGGAGGCGTTCACTATATATGCCTTTGCAAGGCTTAGGCAAATAGACAGTGGGGAGATACAGAAGTTCCTTCCGGATATTGTGCAATTGCAAACCTTCCACTTTCTGCTAATGTGATTAAAGCAATAGGTACTGGGTCAAACACTTCTGCTGATGCAAATTATATTAAAAGTGTATTGCGTTTAGCTGATTTGGATACAACATCAAGGATTTGCTTTCGTACATCGGAAAAAGAAAGCCCCTCTGTCTTTTACATAGCTATTTGCCGATAGCAACAAATCTGTATGCGCCAAAAATTGTGTTTTTAGTAGAAAATCCAATTCGTGCCCATCGTAAGTCGTTGCCATCAGAACCTTCATCTGGAAACCAAGCTGCATGAACAGAAGGGATAGCCTCATCGGCCCAACCACCATTAACGTCAAAAGGAATTACCGCTAATACCTTAGTCGGGAAAACAATCGGATATTCAAAACTGGCTCCATAACCAGCGCCTGTTATTGTGATGTTATCTCCCCACTGTCTACATACTACCAATGGCGATAATCCAGACAGGGGTATCGTTCCATCCTGTATCGTATGCTTTTCCATCCTCGATGCCTACTGCACCAGGGGCTGCCCCTTTATGGCATATCGAATACGCATAGACGGAACAGCTCAACGGCAATGTAAAAGCATGCCCGACAAGCTTGTCAGATGCAAGCGCAGTTACCCACTGTATAATTAGGCCGCCGAAGTTTGGCCCGAAGCTTAGGTATCCATTTTGATCAATCAAGCCGGTGATGCCAAGTTTTGCATTCGTGAATTTTTTACCGCTCCATGTGACATCAGATCCGCTTGCGAGGTTATTTACCAGTGTAGCAAGTGTTGCGAGATTTGTGCCCGGGGCTGTCTTCCAGTCGCCATCTCCCTTGATTTGTTTTTCCATGTTGGCCAGGTTGTTGATGAGCGCCAACAGTTTCGCCGTATTAGAAGTTGGAGCACTGTTATCATCTACCGTGATATCTTTTTGCGTAGCTGATTCATCAAAGAGCCATTTCAGTTTCTCATCAGTGCTTTTCTGCAACGTATCAAACATTGACCGCGCAGGCGGAATAGATCCTATAAAATTCCATCCAGTCAAGTAATTTTCATCCGTAAATTCATATTTTGTCAGCGGGCTGTTCGTTGCCCAGATTTTATTAAAATCAGGAGTTGCCATATCATATCATCCTTTCCATTTTCTTATATAACGTCAGCAAAAGTACCGGTATCAAAGCTTTTAGCATTATTCTGGCCAAGGAAACCAAAATAGTCCGGCTCAAACATCTCGACTGCGATAAGACCAATTCCACCGCCTAACGTAATGAGATTCAGCACTCTGGCCCGGCGTATGTCGTTCGCTGTCAGACGGCGGCCGATACCGACCATGATTTTTGCATTGCCGACCTCATGTAAAACGATATTCTGAGCATCAAATAGGACACGCAAGCAATGGATAAGTTCATCGCCGGTAGCATGTGACGAATCGTAGAAAACCTTAAGCCATAAGATCTTACGGTAGTCGTCATCATTCAGCCGGGTACTAGCCAGCCAGTTATGGTTGATGTCGCGGAATCTCCCGACGTCGAACGTCTGACTGTTGTCCTGCCCACTGAAGCCGAAAAACTCAATCTGTAAGGAATCCTTTATTGTCCGGCTTCTGTTTACAATGGTACCGATGCCATCGAGCTGTGCGCCTTCACCGGTATCTATCCAGCGTTTATTTTTCAGATCATCAAAGACCTGCCGTAATAATTCCAGTTCCGATCCGAGTGCGTCTAATTCCGCCTCGATAACAGGTTTATCATGAAACTGCGCAATCAGATGTGAAATCATTCGTTCCGTATGAGTCATTGTTTCGTCACCTCGATACGGGCCGCATCAAAGACGGCAATCTGTCGCGGTGTGATGGATATATTGCTCGCGGAATAGGTTCCTGCCGTGTCCCCGGTCGCGGCAGTCAGGTTGATATACCCGACGCCGGAAGCAGCCTTGAAAATTGTCGAGAAATAGCGCTGTAAGATGACATCCTCGCCGATGGCCTGCTCCTGCCCTTTAGCCAGCAAGGCGGCGGCAATATCCCACACTGCGGCTGGAGCCAGCGTTTCGTCCGGGTTTTCACTGATGACGACCTTCAGCCAGATTTTGACCGGTGATGGGCGGTTAAAATACAGTGTCTGTTCGGTGCCGTTGGCATCAATGGCCGTGCCGTGTTCCGTGCCGTAGGTATCAATGCCGCCGGCCTTTGTTTTCCAGAGTACCTGGGCAATGTCGTCGTTCTCCCCGCCTTCTACGATGGCCTCGATGGAGTGCGGCGGTCGTCCGTCAGAATCGGTCGCATCGGTCCGGTTCTCATATACCTTGGATGTCGTAACGCCGGTCACGTTATCGGCCAGAGATTCGGCGATGGCGTCAATATTTGTGGACCCGCGGCTAAATAGCGAACGGTTCCAACGCTGACGCAAATGGGTATCCGTTTCGGCATCTTGGCCGACAGAAGCGGCATACTGGTTCAAGACCCTGGTCCAGCCGGGAACCGAAGTGACGATCTGGTTGATGGTGCCAATGTCCGGATTGATGGCGCCGACCGTCACGCAGCGAAATTGAACCGGCGTACCGATAGAGCTGATAGTGACATTCTGGGCATCCGTTGTAAAGGTCTCCCCTTTGGTCGTCGCCCGTATGGAAAGAATCCCGCTGTCGAGAGAATAGGTAACGCCGGTAAAGTTTTTTGCCAGGGTACTCAGTACCTTGCTAGCCGTATCCCCGGAAATGGCAGTATAGCTGGCCGTCTTGTCATCGATAGTCAGCGAATAAACTGTTCCGGCACTTACAGCACTGCTGATGCTATACGCCGCATAGCAGGCCTTTTCTTTCGAGATGGCCGCATTGGTGTCGATACACTCCCAGTAGCTGCCGTTTTCGTTACTGCTGGATATCTGTGCTCCATAGGGGATGACCGTGCCGTTGGTACCATAGCAGGTAGCCAGCAGCCGGCTTTGTGTGCCGGAAATGGCCGAGATACCAGCCAGGCCCGCCGCATTGGACAGGCTGACGCCCGTGGCCGTGTTCGGATACATGGCGTTATAGGTGTTTTCTGCCTGCTCCCACAGGTCGGCGATTTCGTATGCAAAGACGCCGTGGAGCTGGCCGAACAGGCTGTTGCTCCCGGTCTCGATTTCAACACCCAGCCGGTCCGATACACGGCGGTTGATGTCGGACAGGATTTCCGGCAGCCGTTTCCGCCGGAAGCCGTCACGAGTCAGGCCGTAAACAACGTTTTCACTATCTGCCATATCCCAGCACCTCCTTTTTCGTGATAAATCCATAATCGGTATCAATCTCATACGATACTGTGAGCGTCCTTAAAATACGGTTGAATACAAATTCGAGTTCCGTGACATTTTTTACCCCTTCGACGCTCTCGATGGCTTCCGTGAGTATTTGCTGTACGTGGGCCTCGTTAGGGTTCTTGACTAAGATATATTCGAGGTAGGGAACGCCGTCGCTTGTTTTCAGGAACCATTCGCCAAGCCATTCCCGCAGCGTGATAAGCACCTGCTGGGCAACCCGTTTCCCATTGTTGACGATCATCAGATCGCCATTCTGGACGACCAAATCGCCCGTCTGTACATTCATTGCTAAATCATAGGCCATGTCTATGCCTCCTATTTCGGTGCGCTCGTAGTGCCGCCGCTGTCTCCGGTGTGGGTATGCTTCGTGACAGAAATACCTTCGACGACCAGGTCACCGCCGGTCACGGTAATGCCGCCGGCGCTGATGACAATCTTCACGCCACCGTTGAACAGGCAGACGTCGGACGGGCTGGCCGACCGGCAACCCCGGTTATACAGGCCAGGGATGCAAATGGCGTCGTTAAGACTATGACGCCGTTCGTTATCGCTGTCGCCGCCGTTCAAGAAGTCATCCAGTTGGGACTCCGAGAAGACCAACAGACAACCGTCGCCGCTCCGTAAAGGAACCGTGACGCCTGCCGTGCCGCCGAGGCCACTGGGAAAGATGACCGGCACATGGTGCACGATGGGAAATGGCAGGTTCCGGCCGTCCTGTATCTTGAATTTGCCGACCGGCTGTACACTGGCCTGACAGATGCTTGCATCATAGTCGATGATCTTCCCCGGCATGGCCGTGTGAATGTTGCTGATGCTGCCATCTATCCAGCCGCTGATGATATCCCGTAATTCATTTGGCGTCTGCATAAAAACCACCTTCCCTTAACACTGACTGGCTTTGATGATGTATTGCGGATACTGGT